AGGCGGAGCCATCAGTTTTGACGATGCACAAGAGACATACACTGCTCGTTACACACACGAAACCGTTGCTTTGGCATTCTCAATCACTGAAGAAGCGATTGAGGACAACCTATATGACCGCTTGGCTTCTCGTTATACGAAAGCATTGGCGCGTTCTATGGCGCAAACAAAGCAAATCAAAGCGGCATCTATCTTGAACAACGCGTTCAACACAGGTGCTAACGCTATTGGTGACGGTGCAGCACTTTGCTCAAACTCACACCCAAGCTTGTCAGGCAACCAGACAAATATCTTGGCGACAGCAGCAGACCTCAACGAGACATCTCTTGAGCAAGCTCTGATCGACATTGCTGGTTACACCGATGAGCGTGGTTTGAAAATTGCGGTTCGCGGTATGAAACTAATCATTCCGAAAGAACTTCAGTTTATCGCAGAGCGCGTACTAAACTCAAACCTACGTCCGGGCACAGCGGACAACGACACCAACGCAATGCGCTCAATGGGCATGTTGCCGGAAGGTGCTGTTGTAAACCACTTCCTAACGGATACAGACGCGTTCTTCATCAAGACAGACGCGCCTAACGGGTTTAAGTACTTCAACCGTGCGCCTATCAAAACTGCTATGGAAGGCGATTTTGACACAGGTAACATGCGCTTCAAAGCGCGTGAGCGTTACAGCTTCGGTGTTTCCGACTGGCGTTGCGTATTCGGTACACCCGGCGCAGCGTAAATCATTTTTACCACGAGAAAGGGGGCCTTTTGGTTCCCTTTTTTATTGTCTGGAAAAATAATTGTGGTTGTTGTATGCTTTATTTATCCCTGACGACTGCATGGTGCAGTCGACAAACCCAGACAGGAGATAAACATGGGTCAAACAACTTTTTCAGGTCCAGTACGGTCTGAACGCGGCTTTACTGCAGTGGGTTCTAACGCTGTTGTAGCAATTACATCCGAAACAACTCTGACATATGCTGATCATGTTGGTCGTATTATTGAGGTTAATGACGCAGACGGCGCAGTGACGCTACCGACAATTACCTCAGACACAATTGGTGCCACATACAAAATCTTTATTGGTACAGATGCGACTGACCTTGATGTTAAAACAGACGGGACCGACAAGTTTGTAGGTTCTTTGGCTGTTGCGGGCACAACTACAAAAGCTTTTGCGCCGGCCGCATCGAACGATGTGATTTCAATGAACGGCACAACTCAAGGTGGCGATAGAGGTTCAATTATTGAAATTACAGCTATTGCCACAGCGGAGTACATGGTTTCAGGAACTCTTGTAGGTTCAGGAACAGTAGCAACACCATTTGCTGACTCGTAAGGAGACTTAAATGTCCAATTCAGACGTAAAAGCCAAACGTCTGACGGGAACTGGCGCGGCCTCTGTTGGTCGCGCACGTTTGCGGCAGATACAAGTTTTGACAGGTGCAGGCGCGGGTCGTCTTACCCTGACTAATGGTAATGGCGGCGCAACCGTTCTAGACATAGACTTTTTGGCTACGGATTCTCACTCTGTAAACATTCCTGATGAGGGTATTCTGTTCACGGATGACATATACATTGGAACGGCCACTAACGTCACTGCAATGACGATATTCTATAGCTAAGAGGAAGTTAAGATGGCTGAGATAAGCTCAATTACACGTATTGGCACATCTGAGCCGTTTGAACTTCAAGTTGCGCGTAATCAAATTTACAAGCATGGGACGCTTTTTAAATATGGTTACAACCCTAACATTATAAATGTAGAAGAAACGGTTTGGGATGTCGGTGGTTTATATGCTTACCCTTCCTCGGCGGTTGCTATGACGGTCACATCAGCAAGTGGTGCAACTGATTCTGGGGTTAACGTCACCGTGAGTGGGCTTGATTCGGATTATAACGAGTTAACTGAAGAAGTCACTCTCAACGCTAGTGGCACGGCAACAACCACAGGTTTGTTTTTGCGTGTGTTTAGAGCGTTTGTTTCTGGTTCAAGTGAGCCAGCGGGGAATATAACTATTACGAATAGTTCCACAACCTATGCTCAGATTACAGCGGGTGAGAACCAAACTTTAATGGCTGTTTATACAGTGCCAGCAGGAAAGACCCTTTACGTTAATTACGGCACCACAACGCATGGGACAGATACTTCTGGTGCTTTCATGACAGTTAGATTTAAAGTTAGATCGTTTGGTGGAGTATTCCGTACTGCAGTTAAAGTGGATGTAACGGGCGGTGAACTTTTGTTTCCATTTCAGTACCCTTTAAAGATTACTGAGAAATCTGATGTCGAGGTTACCGCTATATGCAACAAAAACCAAACGAATGCTGTTGCCGCTACATTTGAGGGGGTTTTGATCGACAATGGCTAAGAAAAAAGAAAAACCCATACGTCGTACCACCTCGGGCAAAGGGGCTAATTACCGCAAGACTAAGTCTGGCGCGGGTATGACGGAAAAGGGCGTAAAGGAGTATCGCAAGAAAAACCCGGGTTCCAAGTTGCAAACGGCTGTAACGGGCAAGGTAAAAAAGGGTAGCAAGGATGCGAAGCGTCGTAAGTCTTACTGCGCACGTTCTGCTGGTCAGATGAAAAAATTTCCCAAGGCGGCGAAAGACCCTAATTCACGTCTAAGACAAGCAAGGAAAAGATGGAAGTGCTGATGGCCGATAAAAGTGTTCACGATCTGGAGTTGGAATTAGTAAAGTTTCAGACTCAGCAAGATCATCTTGTAAAAAGCGTAGATACGCTTCAAAGAGACATGAAAGAGGTAAAAGTTACTTTGTTTCAGGCAAAGTGGATGATCGTGGGTGCTTTGGTCGTAGCTGGTTTGATGAATAGTGAAACTTTGATGCAAGCGGTTATAGGGTTGGCAAAATAATGGCTTATTCACGCAAAAGTAAAGGCGCATCTAAAAAGAGCAAAGGAAGTAAGATTTGTCCGGCAGGTAAAGCTTGGGCCGAGCGAACTTTTGATACATACCCGTCCGCTTATGCCAACATGGCGGCGTCAAAGTATTGCAAGGACCCGAATTACGCAAAAGGCGCAAAGGGGAAGAAAAGTGGGCGAGCTTAAAAAATGGCGGGACCAAGACTGGGTAAGGATAGGAACCGATGGTGAAATTAAAGGTAAGTGCGGCACTTCAAAGGATAAAAAGAATCCTGACAGATGCCTTCCAAGGTCTAAAGCGAATAGTCTATCCAAGTCCGAAAGAGCCGCCACAGCCCGTAAAAAGAAGCGAGAAGGCGCAAAAGGCAAAACCAACGTCAAAAACACCAAAGCCGCGGAAGTCAAATTCAAAGCCCAAGGCGGCCCCATCGAAGCAACCAAGGCCAAGAGGCCGACCCCGAAAGCAAACACCCAAGGGGTCGTAGCACGAGGCTGTGGAAAAGTGTTGTCAAATCGCCGAAAACGCACAAAGGGTTCTGTTAGCTCATGACCGCGTTTGCTTTCAAATACGGCCTTGAAAAGGACATCTACCAAGAGATTTTAGCTTGGTCTGAACATACCTTACAGAAGCCAAATCCGTATTTTAACAACTTACCCGCCTGTCCGTATGCAAAAAAAGCGTGGGCCGAGGGTCGTGTTGCGGTGTTGTTTAAGTCTGAAGACAGTTTTCAGACCGTTTACAGTACGGTGTCGCAGTTTGACGACGCCTTTGATTTGGTTATCGTGGTTGACTTGGCGTACAAAAAAGACCCTGAAGCGTTTCACCAATACCTTGAGCAGATGAATGAGGTAATCTCTCGTGGTATATTTATTGATCGCGATGTCTGGCTCATGGGCTTTCATCCACATGACGATGAGAATGATTATTTAGATGAAGCAACATTTGAGCAGCTTGTTTCCGATGAATATGCTATGATTTTTATACAACGTCTGTCTAAGGTGTATAAAGCTTCGCAACAACTCAAAGCCTTGGGATATTACGAAGAATATGCTAAAGATTATGATGTGGAAACTATTTTTGCACAAAGAGAAACCCTTTATAGGAGACTAATCGATGGCGATGAAACCCAAAAAGAAGATGCGTGGCGGACCAATGAAAAAGATGCGCGGCGGCGGCATGGTTAAAAAGATGCGCGGTGGCGGCATGTTGAAGAAGATGCGTTCTGGTGGCGCGGTAAAGAAAAAGAAGTAAGCTATGACAACTTCTGGTAGCAAAGATTTTGAGCTTGATGTAGCGGATTACATCGAAGAAGCTTTTGAGCGTTGTGGCTTAGAAGTGAGAACCGGTTACGATCTTAAAACAGCAAAGCGTTCAATGAATCTTATGCTTGCCGAATGGGCGAACCGTGGCCTTAATCAGTGGACGATCAAACAGCGAACGGTTTCTTTAACTCAGGCGGATGGGGAGTACTCTCTGGACGCTGACGTTATAGACATTTTGTCCGTTGTCGTTCGTAGGAGTAATACTGATTATGCTTTGGAAAGACTAAGCAGGGACTCTTTCTTGTCTATCCCAAACAAGACAACGCAGGGTCGCCCATCACAGTTTTTTCTAGATCGTCAGGTTACGCCAAACTTGAAGCTTTGGCCTGTACCAGAAAACAGCACGGACGTTATTTATTATGATGCTTTGACTCGTATGGATGACGCAGATGCTCAAACCAACACTCTGGATATGCCGTTTAGGTTTTATCCGTGTTTGGCCGCGGGTTTAGCGTATTATATTGCAATGAAACGTGCGCCGCAAAGAATACAGCTTTTGAAAGCGGTATATGAAGAAGAGTTTGAACGTGCAATGTCGGAAGATCGTGACCGAGCGTCTTTCAATGTTGTTCCGCAATATGAGTACTTTAGGACCACGTAATGTCAAAGTTTGCCACAGGTAAGTTTGCGTATGCTATTTCAGACCGTTCCGGTTTTCGGTATCGGTACAGAGACATGCGTAAAGAGTGGACTGGCGCATTAGTTGGGAAAGATGAGTATGAACCTAAACAGCCTCAATTAGGCCCCTTTAGAAAGGTCGTTGATGCGCAAGCTTTGAAGGACGCACGACCTGATATCAAGGCGGCTACAACTGTTTTTGTAGGTGTTCCTTTAGTAGAGGCCCCTAATTTGCGGCCTCCGCGAGGTATTACTCAAGTCGGATCGGTTACAGTGGTGATATCATGAGCTTTACATTTAATAGTCTCAAGCAGGCGATACAGGATTATACGGAAAACACAGAAACGACGTTTGTTTCAAATCTTCCTGTATTTATCAGAGCCGCAGAAGAACGCATTTTAAAAAATGTGCAATTAAGTTTTTTTATTAAAAACCAAACTGCGACGCTTTCATCGAATAATCGCTTTTTGCAATGTCCTAGTGACTTTCTTGCTCCGTTTTCACTAAGTTATACGGACGCGAGTGGCGATAAAAACTTTGTTGAGTTTAAAGATGTAAGCTTTGTACAAAGCTATAATCCTGATCAAACCGTAACAGGTGAGCCTAAATACTACGCACAATTTGACGTAGATAACTTCATTCTTGCTCCTACACCAAACTCAAATTATGCCGTAGAATTACATTATATGTATCGCCCATCAAGTTTAACGGCCGTTAGTGATCCTGCAAATGATAAAACATGGTTAAGTGAAAACGCTGAACTGTGCCTATTGTATGGCGCTTTATCAGAGGCATACGTGTTTATGAAGGGTGACGCAGATTTAATGGGTCTTTATGACAAGCGGTTTCAAGAAGCAATGATCGGCCTGAAGTTGCTGGGTGAAGCAAAAGAAACCACGCAAAACTACCGGGTTGGTCAAGTTATTAGAGGTAAACAATAATGTTTAAGCTGGACCTAAATGTACCAGAGACTCCAATTGTTAATGTACAAACAACGGAGGGTCGTGGATTTACCCCTGACGAAGTCGCGGAACGGTGTGTTGAAAAGCTCATCAGTGTATCGGATAGCGCCCACCCTGCCATAAGAGATCAGGCTAAAGCGTTTCAAAAACACATGGAAAAGGTCGTTGCTTTTTATATGCGAGAAGCTATTCGCAGTGACCGCACAAGTGTGTATAATGCCCTAAAGGATGCGGGGCATCCTGAACTTGCTGAAGCGATAAGGAGATTATGATATGGCAATCACGCAAGCAATGTGTACGTCTTTTAAACAAGAGTTATTGACGGGCACCCACAACTTCACCACCTCTACTGGTGATACCTTTAAACTAGCTTTGTTTACTAGCTCTGCGACGCTAGGCGCGTCAACAACGGCGTATACAACATCAAACGAAGTAAGTGGCACAGGATACACCGCAGGTGGCGCGGCGCTTACAAATGTAACGCCGACAACAAGTGGTACGACTGCACTTACTGACTTTGCTGATTTGACTTTCTCGTCAGCTACCATCACAGCCAATGGCGCTTTGATTTATAACGACGATCAGTCAGACAAAGCTGTAATTGTTTTGGCATTTGGTGGCGACAAGACATCAACCAACGGGGACTTCACAATTCAGTTT